TGTTGGAATCAAACGTCAAATGTTGGATGCTCAGCAAGCTCTACAGAATGCTGATAAAGATGATAAACAAACGATATACAGTATCGAACGTGATATTGCCATTGCTGAAAACAGACAGATGGCCATCAAGATTCTTCTAAACTCTCTTTATGGCGCTCTCGGCAATAAGTACTTCCGTTTCTTTGATCAGCGTATTGCTGAAGCAATTACACTATCAGGTCAGCTATCGATCAAATGGGCTGAATGTGCTATCAATGATTACCTCAACAAAGTACTTAAAACAGATAAAGATTATGTTATTGCAATCGATACCGATTCACTTTATGTTAACCTTGATCCATTGGTAGAAGCAGTTAAACCTGCTAATCCAGTTGATTTCCTTGATACTGTTGCACAAAAGAAACTCGAACCAGCTCTTACTGAAGCTTATGCTAACCTATTCAATATGATGGGCGGCATTGAAAACAAAATGGTTATGGGTCGTGAAGTTATTGCGGACACAGGTATATGGACTGCTAAGAAACGTTATATCCTTAATGTGCATGACAACGAAGGTGTACGTTATGCGGAACCTAAGCTCAAGATCATGGGTATCGAAGCTATCAAATCTTCCACCCCCATGCCATGTCGTGATGCTCTTAAATCTATTTTCAAGGTAATCATTGACGGCAGTGAAACAAAGACACAGGCAGCAATCAAGGATTTTAAAGATTACTTTGTAACACTACCTGCACATGATATCGCCTTTCCCCGTGGTGTGTCTAAGGTCAATGAATATAAAGACAACGATACGATATATAAGAAAGGTACTCCAATTCATGTTCGTGGTAGCTTGCTCTATAACAAACGTGTCGAAGATCTATCTCTTACGAGGAAGTATTCACCAATCAAGAACGGTGATAAGGTCAAGTTTATCTATCTTCGTAAGCCAAACGTAATCAAGGAAAACGTTATATCATTCCCTGATTACTTACCATCTGAATTTGTAATTGATAAATATATTGACTATGACTTACAATTCCAGAAAACATTCCTTGATCCAATCGAACCAATCCTTGGTGCTATCGGTTGGTCTTCCGAAGAAAGAGCTTCTCTTGAAGATTTTTTTGGATAAAGGGTTTACATTTACTTAAAACTATGTTATAATATACAATATTAACGCGGAGAAAACTATGGATATAAAATTATTAAAACTCGTAACAGGTGATGAAGTACTAGCACGAACTGATGTTGATCGTGCCGGTATGTATACGTTAAAGATGCCAGTTACAATCACTCAAGATGATGTCAATCTAGGCTTTGAACCATTCATGCCTTATGCAGCTAGTGACACATTTGAAATTGATGCTGCTCAAGTGGTATTTGTATGTGATCCTACAGCAGCACTTGCTGATCATTATGTACAATCAACCTCATCTATTGATATGTCAGCGGCAACACCTCAAGGAGTTATTGCACAATGAGCCAGAACTGGGTAAAAGATATTGCTGATATGCACAGCAAGTATGGTGTGCATGAATGGATTAAAAACAATCCTGAGAAGCTAGAACAGCTATTGCACTTCCGTGTAGCATTTCTTAAAGAAGAGTTTGATGAAACCTTTAAAGCTACTGGTGAAAAAGATGCAGAAGAAATCGTAGATGGTCTTATTGATCTATGTGTTGTTGCAATCGGTACACTCGATGCATTTGGTATTGATGCATATAAAGCATGGGATCAAGTTCATCAAGCTAACATGTCTAAAGAAGTCGGAGTTAAGAAAGAAAGGCCTAATCCTCTTGGTTTGCCCGATCTGGTAAAGCCTGAAGGTTGGATTAATCCATCACATAGTGGCAATCATGGTCTCCTTAACAATATTTGATAGCATATACGATAACAATACTTCTAAACGAGTTGATTATAAAGACTTTGATCAGTTCGAACAGATACTGTATAAGCTAGCAAAAGAAAAGTCTTTCAAACAAAAGAAAGATGCACCACTGATCTCTCCAGCAACTTACGTTGAAAGCTCTAAGCGAGCTAATGCTAATGTAGTTGCATGGGGAGGTTTTGGCATTGTAGATGTTGATGACTATGTTGGTACTGTAGAAGATATTCAAAAGCAGTATGAAGAATATCGATACATTTGTTATTCAACAGCAAGCTCTACAAAAGAAAATCCTAAGTTTCGTTTAGTATTCCCTTTGACTAAGTGGGTCGATAACGAACAAATTAAACATTTCTGGTATGCACTCAATAAAGAAATCGGCGACATTGCTGATGTTCAAACAAAAGATTTATCAAGGATGTATTATATACCAGCAACTTATGAAGGTGCTCATAACTTTATCTTCTCCCATGACGGTAAGATTATGGACCCTGATGAGTTAATGGAGAAGCATCGCTATATATCTACAAGCGATTCATTTTTCGATCGATTGCCTGAATCAATTCGTAATGGGTTAATCGAACATCGTAAACAACAATTGAATAATAAAGACTTTACTTGGACAAGTTATCGCGATTGTCCGTTTGTAAACCAAAGACAAGTCGAAGAGTATAAAAAAATCAGCGGTACTGGTTGGTATTATAAGATGTACCAAATCATGGTGACGGTGGCGGGGAATGCTACAAAACGTGGTTATCCAATCACAGCTCAAGAAATCGCATATATATGTCGTGATCTTGATAATGATACGGGTGGCTGGTATGGTAAGCGCGATCTAACAAAAGAAGCAGATCGTGCAATTGAATATATATTTAGGAGCAACATATAATGAAAGAAACAACTAAAACGTTTATTGATGGTTTGTGTGTAGGTAGCGCATTAATGTACTTAGCTATTGGTGTAGCAAATCTATATGGCTGGTTGACAGTCTTTACAGGTATTGCAGTAATTGCATTTAGTTATGCTACGTTAGTTATTGCATTAGCAGCAGATGAAGAACGAAGATGGAGACGAGAAAAATATGAGAAAGGAACTCATGATTACTACGGTAATAAGATAGAAGATGAAGACAAATAAGCTCGAAAAGTTATTTGATCGCCTTCGACAAGAAGGGTGGTATTGTGGCTGGGCTCACATTTGCTGCTCTTCTTGTGCTTGGATGGATGTCCCCGATTATCATGAGTCGGGGCCATTTAAAGAAGAATCAGTTAATTTTGATAAATGTTTGTTCAACCATGAGCAAGATTGCTGTATTGAAGAAGATGAGTTTGATAGTGAAGAAGAGGAAGAAGCATATTATGAAATGCTTGACAACTATGATGGTGAAGGGACTATGCCAACTTATACACAAAATGAAATATTTGAATCTTGCTTTTGTTTTTCTGGAGATAAAGAAGGCGTGAAAAATCTAAAAGCTATTCTACCTATTATTGAAGAAATAGGTTGTACGTATAACTGGAATGGTAAAGGCGATACTCGTATTACTATTGATTGGAGTAATGATGAAGTTTAAAGTTGTAATTGCTGGGGGAGGTACTGCAGGGTGGATGACGGCTTGTGGTCTATCTAGCAAGCTTGCTGATAAGGTAGATATTGTTTTAATTGAATCAGATTCAATAGGCACTGTTGGCGTTGGTGAAGCGACTATTCCATCGATTAAATATTTTCATAGAGAATTAAATATTGATGAACAGGAGTTTATGCGTGAGACTCAAGCTACATTTAAATTGGGTATAACTTTTGACAATTGGGGTGATATTGGTGAAAGTTATATGCATTCATTTGGCGAAATAGGAAAAAAGACATGGGGAGTACATAATTTCTATGAAACTTGGCTTGAAGCTAGAAGTAAAGGATACGGTGGTGATTTAGAAAATTATTGCCTTGAAATAAAAGCAGCTAAAGCAAAAAAATTTAGTAAAGATTTACAGTATGCATTTCATTTTGATTCGACTTCTTATGCTAATTATTTGAGACAAATTGCAGAGAAAGCAAAGGTTAATAGAATTGAAGGGGTTATTAAAAAGGTTCAAATAAACGCAGAATCAGGAGAAATAGATTCATTATTACTTGAAGATGGTAACGTAATCGAAGGTAATTTATTTATCGATTGTACAGGATTTCAATCTTTATTGTTAGGGCAAGCTTTAGGCGTAGAATTTAATGATTGGAGTAATTACCTTGCTGCAGATCGCGCAGTAGCAGTCCAATCGGTTAGTTTAGATGATCCAGTTCCTTACACCAAATCAATTGCACATTCTGCTGGTTGGCAATGGCAAATACCTTTACAAAACAGAATAGGTAATGGATTAGTATACAGTAGTAAGTTTTTATCTGATGATGAGGCTTTACATATATTATCAAATAATGTATTAGGCGATATGATAACTGAACCAAAACTGCTTAAATACAAGACTGGCCATCGAGAAAAATTTTGGCATAAAAACTGCGTAGCTATTGGATTATCTTCTGGCTTTTTAGAGCCCTTAGAATCTACTAGTATACATTTAATATTAACATCTATTTTTAGATTAATTGACTTGTTTCCATTTGATGGTATGCATAATGATTTAAAATTTAATCAAGAATCATTATATGAAATTAAAGATATAAGAGACTTTATTATTTTACATTATAAACAAACCAATCGATCCGATAGTGAGTTTTGGAATATGTATCGCAACATGAATATTCCGGAATCATTAGCTTCTCGTATAAGCTATTTTAAAGAACACGGAATTATACCCAATAATCATGCTTTGTTTACGGAAGATTCGTGGTTTCATGTAATGCTGGGGCAAGGTATAGAGCCAAAACTTAATAAAAATCCACCGATACCAGACGAAGGTTTAAAACAATCATTAGCTAAAATACAAAATTCAATATCTAGTAAAATAGAAACATTTGAAAGTCATGAAAAATTTATTAATAAATATGTACATAGCTCATATTGGGGAATATAATGATAATAGACAAAGTATATGTTATAACCATTGATAAGTCGCAATCTAATATTCGTAGAATTATTAATAATGTTAAGGATGTCGGTTTACCGAATAAAGCGCCTATACAAATTATAGGTGTTAATGGGTGGGAATTGACAGATAAACATCTAGATGATATGGGTGTAGGAGTATATAAAAACTGGAATTTAAATTATAGTGACGCCACTAATAAAACTAAGTGGCATAATAGAGATATTACTAAAGGTGAAATTGGATGCGCATTATCTCATATAGAAGTTTGGGAAGATGCGTATAAAAATAGACATAAAAACATTATAGTATATGAGGATGATTTTAATAAATTGCGTGATCTAGATTGGTCAATTTTAAATAACGTTGATTTTGATTTGCTTTACTTAGGTAGAAATTTACAAGTATCTAAGATAGACAATTGGGATGAATATTATAATGAAGAACTTTGTATACCAGGATTTTCATATCAAAGCCATGCTTATCTATTATCTGAAAACGGAATTAAAATACTAGTAGAGCATTACCTGCCACGTTTTAAATCTAAATTAATTCCATTAGACGATTTTCTAGCATTAACATACGGCCCTATATATCGTAAAGATCTTGATGGAATATATAGCAACAAACATATTTTTGCATTGGCTTTTAATAGAAATATCGTATATCAAAATAGAATTAAAAAATCAACTACAGAACCAAGAGAAAATCCTAAGTTTGAAGGCTTTATAAAGGTAAAAGAGCAATGATATCCCCATTTATGTTTGATGATATTTTCGAAGTTTCAGATAAGCTAACAGCTAAATATGAAAATGGTATTATAACAGTAGATAACTTTTATAAAAATTTTGAAAAGCTTTATAGTGTGTTACAAAATATGGCTGTCCCAAATTGGAAATTAAGTTCCACTAGCAGAAACTTTAAAGACTATTATGACTGTAGGCCGGTGATTTTAAATGGTAACGCAGGCGCTTCTACTAGTAATGTACCTAAAAATGATGCTACTAAACGGGTATTTGAAATTGCTACTAAGTTAATGGAAGAAAGACTTTCTAGGAAAGGCACAATACGAGACTTTAATGCTGAATTTAATTACTTTAAACATATAAATTTACCAAAGAATAATAATATGCAATTTTATCCTCACTATGATTCTCCTATAGCAGCAATAATATATTTAGATAAAGTATGTTCTGGTGGTACAGCATTATATCATGATTTAAAAGCAGGAGAAATGAAAAATCTAGAGCATCATAATTTAATGTATGATGTAAGCAAACTTAAGAAACAAATAATACCAGCAAAACCTAACCGGTTAGTAATTTTTCCAGGTGGTACAATGCATGGTGGCTATATTGAAGATCATTCTAAATATTTAAATGATTGGAGAATTAATCAGGTAATGTTTTTTGGTTAAAGGTAATTTATGATGCGTAACAATAAGTATTGGAGACTTTGGGCCAAGTCCCTTGGTGAGAAAGTCGGTAGTACAGACAGAGAGGCTGATCAGGTAGCTATGATAAGAAGTATTGTGGTCTTAGTAAACTTTATCACATGCTTCTTTATTATTGCAGGAGTCATTCATCAATGGTAAAATTTGGCAGAATCTTTCTGTTATCTTTTCTTGCAGCAACAATTGATAATACCGATGATAATTACGGTGTAAGAACGTCTATGAGACGATTTAAAGAATGTAGAGAACTTCAAACAACTAAGGATTAATATAATATGACAACAATAAGTGAATTGATTGATAGAATAAACAACCATCGATATATCGTAGATGAATGGTTACTTAACGCGTTAGAGCAAGAATACCGTAAAGGTTCTTATAGTAATAAAACCAACGTAGAAGCGCTGGCACTTGAGTTTACGTTATATAAAGCAGGTGGATTCAGTAAACCATCTACATGGAGACATGATCTTCAATTATCTGAATCAACATTCGTTGATTTAAAGCGTCGTCCAAAGTGGTCAGATAATATATCATTATCAAATAAGGGTCGATTACAAGAATCATATCGTATGGGTCAACTCACACATATCATGAGCTATACACAAAACATTGAAACAGATTATAAGCTAGGAGATGTTCTTACATTTGAAGCTGATGGTTACTTACCAGTCCTAGATGCATTGAGCGTTGCAAGAGATATGCAATCTTACAAATTACTTAATAAAAAGTGTTTACAAACGGCTTAAAATGTGTTATAATATATCCATTATTACGAGGAATACTATATGAAAGAATCACTTAAAGTCCTGCAAGAATGTGCAGAATTACAAACTAAAAAATCTAACGATTATCAAAATCCTAACTCAAATATTCGTCAGGCTGATTATTATCCACGTGGCGTTGCATCGTTACTTGATATTGTACATGCTAAAACATTACGTATGTTTTCGGTTCTCGAAGCAATGGAAAATGATCCAAACTATAAACCAAACTTTGAATCACTCGAAGATTCAGCAAAAGATTTAATTAACTATGGTTCCTTTATTGCTGCTTATATTCGCGGTGGTATCGATGGCCAAGAATCAGATCGTGACTTTCTAAATCGGAGAATAAAGAATGACGCTTGATATTGATCAAATCCGCACCTACTTTTGTAATGAACTAGAGAATGAAAACTTTACTACTGATCGCAATGGCGGTAAAACGATTGAATTGATTGGTGCATCTTTTTATGCAGACGAGCCAGCTATCTTTGGTACTCCTAACGAAGAGTATATTCAAGCAGAGTTAGATTGGTATGATAGTAAATCTACAAATATTAATGATATCTATGTAGATCGCGATCCACCAAAAGCGTGGCAAATGTCTGCTAATCGTCATGGTGAAATTAATTCAAATTACGGCTATTTAATCGATTCACCTTGTAATGGTAATCAATATCAAAATGTATTAGATGAGCTTTGTGAAAACCCAGACTCACGCCGTGCATCAATGGTATATCAACGTCCATCTATATGGAATGATTATAATGAAAACGAAAAGAATGATTTTATTTGCACCAATGCAGTAACTTACTATATAAGAGATGGTAAACTAGATTGTGTAGTTCAAATGAGATCTAATGATGTAATCTTTGGTTATCGTAATGATTATGCTTGGCAACGGCATGTGCAGTGCCAATTAGCGGATGATCTAAACAGATGTACATATGTCAAACCTGGTAGAATCATTTGGCAAGTACAAAACTTACATGTATATGAGAGGCACTTTGATCTTGTCAAACAAATGGGATAAACGTTATATGGAACTGGCCAAGACAGTATCAACTTGGTCAAAGGATCCATCAAAGAAAGTGGGTGCAGTTGCTATTGGATCTAAAGGCCAAGTCTTGGCTCAAGGATTCAATGGCTTTCCACGTGGTATCGACGATACTGAAAAACGCTTAGTTGATAAAGACACTAAATATAAGTATGTCGTACACGCTGAAATGAATCTTATATATAATGCGACATTTAATGGAACATCATTAAATGGTTCGACAGTTTATGTGTATGGACTACCGGTTTGCTCTGAATGTGCAAAGGGTCTTATTCAGGTTGGTGTAAAACAAATCGTAATGAGTGAACACTCGATGGAAGATGCACCTGAAAAGTGGATAGAATCTTGTGAGCTTACAGTAGCCATGCTTAACGAAGCAGGAATACATTGGAAAACAGTATGAAGAAAATATTAATTACAGGTATGAATAAGAATCAGACTACAAAAGATTTTTATTTAAGACAACAACTTAAGGTAGTACCATCTCATTATTCTCTTATAAGATGCTTAGAGGATATGGGTTATGAAGTAGAACAGCGATTAGTAAAGATTGGAGAAGATCTATCTGAATACCATCGGGTTATATGTTTCCTTGCATCTCCACGTCAAGCCCTCCAGTTAGCATTCTATAACGGTCTGTGGGCCATTCATGCTACACCTAAGGATAACCTTGTATTAGCATTTGATGATTGGCAGACAGAAGATATCTTTAAAGGTATTTTATCATGCAAAGATAAGGACTCATTGCTGAAAGAGTTTACAATTAATCAGAATAAGATGTGTGATCCAGATATGTCATTCGAATTACTTGAACCACACACTCAAACATTACTCGATACTGTAAACTATATTGGTGAAAAGAAGGCACCAATGCTGCTATCAGTGTTTATGGGTGGTGATCTAAGTAAGCTTGTCGATTATCCTGAAGAACTACTTGTTGGTTATAATCCTAATCCGTATCATCGTAATCGAGTACCAGGTAATCGTGGTGATATACATATAAACGAAATGGAATATATGGAACAGATTATGATGCCTTCCGCTGAAGAAGATTCAGTAGCACCGTCCGATAAACAAAGATGCTTTAACTTTGCATCATTGGTACAAGGTAAGACTAAGCGTTGGTTAAAACAACAAAACGCTGATTCATGGGATATTGAGTTCTTTGGTTCTCGTAAAGAAAAACAAAGGCGTCTTGGTGAAGGTGATATGTGTAAAGTATATGCCGAACAATGGGGATGTTTAATGCCAGGATATAATCATGCTGGATCTGGTTGGTGGAGAGCAAGACCACTTCAACTTGCAGATGCAGGATCTATTCTTATTGGTGAGTATGATGAAATGATGTTGCTGTATAACGACGAAGAACTAGCATCGTTAAAAGCAAGTGATATCGTAGATCTTTCAACCGATGAATTAGCAATCTTAGCTGATAGACAAAAGTCAGCTTTACTTCAAGAGCATCCATTAGATAAAACACTACAACAAAAGGAACTGAGTGTTATACTATGAAATCAATTTTAATCGTTGGCGCTGGATTTTCTGGCGCCGTAATTGCAAGAGAGCTTGCAGAAGCTGGTCATAAAGTTACAGTTATAGATCAACGTAATCATATTGGTGGTAATGCATATGATTATGATCATGAGGGTATTCGAATACACAAGTACGGTCCTCATCTATTTCATACTAATAATAAAGAAGTGGTTGATTGGCTATCAAAATTTACTGAATGGGTTGACTATAAGCATAAAGTCAAAGCACAATTAGATGATGGTACTTACGTCACTTTACCAGTCAATAGAGAAACAAAAGAGATTGTAGGTGAAGAGAATATTCTCGATACATTCTTTAGACCATATACTCTTAAGATGTGGGGTAAGACCCTAGATGAACTCGATCCGTCTATCATTAATCGTATTCCTACACGTGATGATGACAATGAGTTATACTTTCCAAACGATGAATATCAGATGATGCCTAAAGATGGTTATACTAAACTGTTTGAAAATATATTCAAGCATAAGTATATCAAGGTTTTTACTGGTACGAAGTTTAGTACATCGATGGAAAAGAAGTATGATCATGTGTTTAACTCAATGCCAATCGATGAATATTTTAAATATAAACATGGTGAACTTCCATATCGTTCTATTAAGTTTCATCATAAAACAGTTCCAATGGCTCGTGTGTTACCGACTGCAACTGTTAACTTCACTCATGATGGTCCATATACTCGAGTAACAGAATGGAAGAACATACCTAATCACGGTATAGATTCAAAGCAAACTATTATTACATACGAAGAGCCGTGTGATTATAAGGATAATAATAAAGAAAGATATTATCCAGTCAAAGATGTAGATGGTGTAAATAGAGAAACATATAAAAAATACAAAGAGATGGTTGATACTGATCGCATGACGTTTATTGGTCGATGCGGAATGTATGTCTATGTTGATATGCATCAAGCAATATCTTCTGCACTTGCAACAGCTAAGAGGTTTTTAAAATGAGAATAGCACTTACAGGATCAAAAGGTTTTATTGGAAGTCATGTGATGAACCGACTTATGGCACTAGGTCATGAGATCGATGAATGGGATGAGAAAATTAATAAGCCACTTAAAGATTTTACTTGTATAACGAAGGGTCAAACACCTAATATTGATTATGTTATTCACCTTGCTGCTTATGCAGATGTAAGAGAAAGCATTAATGAACCTCAGAAATATTGGAACAACAATGTGACTTATACGACTGAGATTCAAAAGTTTTGTGATTTTTATAAGATACCTTTACTATATGCTTCATCATCTTGTATACATGATTGGCAATTATCTCCATACGGAATGAGTAAGAAGGTAAATGAAGAAACAGCATTTCCAAATCAAGTAGGATTACGATTTACGACTGTCTATGGTGACGGCGCACGAGATGAAATGTTAATTGGCCGATTAATCGAAGGCCGAGTAAGTTACCTTACAGATCATATTCGTGATTTTGTACATGTTGATGATGTAGTTGATATTATGATTGAGTTGATGGGGCATGATTTACGTTTAAACTATATTAAGCCAGCTTACGATATCGGTACTGGTAATGGAGTTGTTGTTTCAGGCCTCGGTGCTCTGGCCGGCTATCCGGATATACCAACTCGTAAAGGCGATGAATGTGAAGCTCATGATAATACAGCTGATATGAGAAGTATTCAAGCTCTCACCGGCTGGGTTCCAAAATACGATATCTTAGAATATATCAAGGATAAGACAAAATGAAATACGCAAGTATAGTTCCGCTGATCGGTGGAGAAACAATTGCAATGGAAAATGTGTTTGGGAAACGTCCTGAATACATTCTATCATATAGTGCGTTTGCCAGCAATGATTCTCAGATTCTAAATCATTATAATAACGAAGTACCCTATCATGTGATTGATGAGGGTAACGGAAGAACAGACTATGTTGACGTAGTCAATACTGTATGTCCATGTGCTGGTCTTTCTTCGTTATCTCCACAAGCTAATGCCAATAGCGCTACGAATGATTGGATGTCAGAATCAGCGAAATATGTACTTGGTAATATTAAACCGAAAGTATTCTGGGGAGAGAATGCTCCAAGGCTTGCATCTAAGATGGGTGAACCAACAGTAAGAAAATTACGTAAGATTGCTGAGGAGCATGGGTACACGTTTTCTATATATAAGACTAAGAGCATATTACATGGTTTATCGCAAGTTCGAGACAGAACTTTCTACTTTTTCTGGAAAGGAACACAAGTGCCACTCCTTGGTTACGTCTCGAATCCGCACACTCGTATCGAAGATCATATCCGTTCAATTGAAAGACGTGATGATGATCCAATGAATATACTTACTAATGAAAAGATCCCATCAGAGAATCCTTATTATCGATACGTACTTGAAGTAATCGAGGGTGGTATTACACATTCAGAATTTCAAGATAAGATAGAAAAGACTACAAATCCAATGGATGAAATAGAAAAGCATACTAATTATAGAGTAGTTGCTCAATGGATGCGTGAACAAGGTTACGACAATGAAGCTGCTAAGTGTGATCGTAAGTATCATAAATTAAAAGCTGGTGGTAACATCATGCGTAAGACTACGGAAATACCAAAAGATTTTATTGGTGCTTTCGTTGGTCACTTTCCTACAAATCTATGTCACCCAGACGAAGACCGATATCTAACTGTACGAGAAGCAATGTCAATCATGAAGCTTCCAGATGATTTTAATCTAATTAATCCTAAGGCTAATCTAAATCATATATGTCAAAATGTTCCTGTTACAACAGCAGAGCATCCGGCACGTATGATTAAGAAGTGGCTTGAGGGTAATGGAGTAGAATCTGTTGAAACAAAGTTCTTAGTAGAAGATAATAAGAAACGAACTTATGACTATGAAAAAAACTGTGTACAATTAGATAGTTTTATGTTATAATATACATTAACCCACAACGATAAAGAAAGAGAATCAAAATGCCAAAGGTAGTATTACAACCGAAAAACAAAAGTAAAAAGCCGATGCCATTTGATGTAGCTTTACGTAAATTCGGTAAACTAGTTGAAGAAGCAGGTATTCTGCAAAAGGCTAGAGAGAAAGAGTTTTACGAAAAGCCTACAGCAAAGCGCAAACGTAAACGTAAAGAAGCTTTAAAGCGTCAAAGCAGATTAAATGCTGAAAACAATATTTATTCAAAGCAAAATAGGAAGTATTAATATGAGTATAATGGATAGGTTAAAGAAGAACTCTAAAATCAAAGAAACACAAGTCCTTGACAAGAGTATTTTCTTTTCTAAGAAAGAGCAAGCACCGACTGATGTACCAATGGTCAACGTTGCTTTATCAGGCGATCCAGATGGTGGTCTATCATCAGGTCTTACTGTACTTGCTGGTCCATCAAAGCACTTTAAAACATCATTTGCTTTATTGATGGCCGCAGCGTATCTAAAGAAACACGAAGATGCAGTATTATTATTCTATGATTCCGAGTTTGGTTCACCTCAATCTTACTTTGAAACATTTGGTATCGATACAAGTCGCGTACTACATACTCCAATTGTTGATGTTGAACAACTTAAGTTCGATCTTGTTGGTCAATTAGATAACATTGAGCGTAAAGATAATGTTATTGTAGTAATTGATTCAATTGGTAACCTTGCTTCTAAGAAAGAATTGGAAGATGCTTTAAATGAGAAATCAGTTGCTGATATGTCTCGTGCTAAAGCTCTTAAAGGTTTATTCCGTATGGTAACACCATATCTTACAATGCGTAACATTCCATTGCTAGCTATTAACCATACGTATCAAGAGATTGGTCTATTCCCTAAAGCAGTTGTTTCAGGCGGTACAGGTATCTATTACTCAGCCGATAACATCTGGATCTTAGGTCGTCGCCAAAATAAAACTGGTACTGAAGTGACTGGTTATGACTTTGTAATTAACGTGGAGAAATCAAGGTTTGTTAAAGAAAAATCTAAAGTGCCTATTCAAGTTTCTTGGGACGGTGGTATTGAGAGTTATTCAGGCTTGCTTGATGTTGCTCTTGACGGTGGCTATGTTGCTAAACCTAGTAATGGCTGGTATTGTCGGGTTGATCGTGGTACCGGCGAGTTGGTGCAGCCAAAAGTTAGAGAAAAGGAAACTTTAAAGCAAGAGTTCTGGGAACCAATCTTTAAAGATACTGACTTTAAAACTTACTTAATTGAAAAGTATCAAATTGGTGCTAAGCAAGCCAATGAAAAAAACAGTGTACAAGAGGACGAAAATGAGTTATAATAAAGATATATCTGAAAATGATTATAAAATCGTTGAAAGTAATTTATCTGATTTTTACGGTGTTAAGGTTACAAGCGGTACTTGGCAAAACGTAATTGTAATATATGGTAAAGTTTCTATTAAAGAAAGCCCTGAAACTGGATATGCCACATTAGGATTTACGTATCAAGTACAAAATTCAGGTACTTTTCAAAAAGATCAGCTAGAATCAAGTGATGATTTTAAGAATCATTTAGGTGATATTTTAAAACACATAATTATGACTAAAGAGGCTAACAGTACAATTGAAGAATGAAATCCCAACACATATACTCAATCACCTTCTCAATAATGAAGATTTTTGCAGAAGAGTAGTACCTTACCTGAAGAAAGAATATTTTGATGGCCAACATAAGATTGTATTTGATTTAATTACAGACTTTGTTCGTGATCATAATAAGCTTCCTACGAGTAGAGTGTTGGAGATTGAAATCGAAAAGGTTTCAGCTCCAGATGAAACACTTACTCAGGCATATGACTTAATTCAAGAAATCTCAGTCAAGTCTGATATCGATACAGAATACCTCATAACTGAATCAGAGAAATGGTGTCGTGATAAAGCAATCTATGGCGCTATCATGAACTCTATTCAAATCATTGATGGAAAAAACCAAGAGGTGACAGAAGGTGCAATACCTGAAATACTACAGGAAGCTCTTGGTGTTTCCTTTGATCAGGCAATTGGTCATGACTATATTAATGATGCTGATTCACGTTATGAGTTTTACAATAACGAAGAAGAGAAGATTCCATTCGATCTTGATATATTCAATAAGATGACGAAAGGTGGTTTACCAAACAAAACACTCAATATCGCTTTGGCTGGTACTGGTGTTGGTAAATCATTGTTTATGTGTCATATGAGTTCATCAGCCTTAAGTGAAGGTAAGAACGTATTGTATATTACAATGGAAATGGCAGAGGAACGTATTGCAGAACGTATCGATGCTAATCTAATGGATCTACCTATTCAGCAGTTAACCGAGTTACCTAAGAATGTCTTTGATGAAAAGATTAAAAAGATTGCTAAGGGTTCTATTGGTAAACTAATCGTTAAACAATATCCTACAGGCGCTGCACACGTTGGTCACTTTAGAGCTCTACTTAATGAGTTAAAGCTTAAAAAGAACTTTACGCCTGATATGATATTCATTGATTATCTAAACATTTGTTCATCTTCAAGAGTTAAGAATACTTCAG